CCATTTATCTAATTTCCTTAATTTCTCATCTAACTGCTTTAAAACTTCTATTGTTTTTTTTCTAATCTCATTTGCTTTTTTATCTCTTAAATCTTTTACCTTATCCCAATCTAATGTTAAGTTTTCAATTTCTTTATTTAGCTTTTCATTAAGCATAAGTTTTATTTTTCGTTTTGTTTTGTAATATTCCTTAACCTCATCTTTATAGTATTTAATAAAATATTTAAAGCTTTTAACAGTTTTATTATCAACTTCATCTAGAAACTTCTCTATGTCTTTTAACTCATTGTCTTTATAAAACAACTTACTGTTTTCTATCTTAAAATTTTCATGTTCAAAATTTACATTTTTATCAATCATATTGGCTCCTTTAAAAATTAATTGATAATGGATTTTTTTTGTAGTATGGACAAACTTTTTTGTATGAGCAATACTGTTCACATTTCAATGGAACACTTTGACCTTTAATCTTTCTAAACCATAAATCATCACATTGTTCTGGTTTTTCTCCCAACTCTTCATAAGCTTCTATTTTAGATACAATTTCATTAAATTTATCTTCTATCTCTTTATGTGATTTTGGTTTAATTTCTAAAAGTTCAAGTGATGGCTTCATAACTGCTTTTCTAAAGTCATATCCTCCATCTTTTAGAACCAACAATAACTTGACATCAAACTCCCTATCAAAGAACTTTTCAGCTAAATACTTATAAACACTTAATTGCCAAATGTATTGATGATTTGGTTCTTGTAAAACTCTTTCTATTGTATATTGTTTTGTAACTTTAATATCAATTATTTCTCTATTTTTATGATTAATTAAATCAATGGATCCAGTTAATTTCCATCCATTGCTAAACTCTTTTTCTAATGACTTCTCTATTTCATATTTATCCTTAAATAGGCTTTGTAGTCCTATATGAACAATAGTTCCTAATGTATCTTGTCCAAACTCCTCTTTATCTGGAACTCCATATTTGTATCGTAAATAGATCTTTAATATATCAGAACCAAAATCAGAGGCGCTTAATTGCTTCTGATGTGGTTCTTTATTTCCTTGATATTGAGTTTCTTTTAAAATTAATTGTTCTAAGTTCATAATTTACCCTTTAGAATGGAACTTCTATATCATCTTCTTTTTTAGTTTCTTTTGTTGTTTCATCAATTATTGGTTTCTTTTTAATTCTTTTTTTAAGTTTTTCAACACACTCATTGTCATCTACACAACATATATCTACTAACTCAATATTAGTTTTCTTTTCTCCCTCATATTCTCTAATTTTATGTCTAACTCCAATTGTAATTTGTTTATTTAGTAATTGATTAAACACTCCAACTGTTTCATTTCTACCAAATATTTCAACTATTTTTTGTGTTGGAGTTAAATCATTTATTGTCAAATTAAAACATTTAGCTATTTTATTTAACAAAATAATACCTGTAAAATATCTACCATTTGATGTTTTAGTATTACCATCTCTATTTTTAATCATTCTTTCTACACTAAATCCGTTAAGTTTAATTTCTCTATCAGATGTATCCAGCTCTAATCCAAAATATTGTGTTCCACCTTGTGTATCTGAAACATAAATATTTTTAATTGTTCCTTTATATGTTCCAGGTTGAACAATGCCTGATGTTTTTCTCTCTTCTTTTTCTATTTCATTTAAGTCAATATTTATCCAACTCATTTTTGCTCCTTTCTTGTAATACCTTTAATGACTCTTCTTTTTCTGTAAAAACTCTTACCATAATATTAGAACCAACCTTTGTAAATACATAATAATATGGTTCTAATACAAGCCAAACAATATGATTTTCTTCTAATTGAGTAAACTCTTTTTTGAGCTTTTTCATATGTTCTTTTGGAATTTTATTTACTCCATATCAACCTCCTTTTTTTAATTTGTTTATTATTCTATCAAAAGAATATAGTTCATCATCTTCTTTAATTATTGTTGGTATACCAAATTCTACTAATCTATTTTTCCCTATTGCATCATCCGTTGGTTCTGATACAAGAACTCTTTTTCCACTTTCATCTGTTACAAGATGCCCTACGAAATCAAAATAGCTTGGTATCATTACTTTGAATTTGTTTGCTTTATACATAGGGTGTTTTAATAAGATACCTGCATCATTTACTTGTTCTTCAAGACTTGTTACAATAATATTCTTATTTAATGCTAATATATCTTCTAATCTTTGTCTTGAAACTAAATCAAAATCTCCCCATAATCTTATATTATCCTTTTTATCTGGATATAATCTACTTAATGCTACAAATAGCATTTCAGAATATCTTGTTATTGAGTCAATGATAATTGTTTCATATGGTTGTTCTTTTACCCATTCTAATGCTTCTTTAAATTCTTTTGCATTCTCTATTGGAATAACATCTATATCTTTATTACTTGCACTTGCACTACCTTTTTCAAGATCCAACACAATAGCATTGTTTATACTTGTAGATAAATATGTTTTACCTATACCACTTTGACCATATATTAATGCTTTTAGATTTTTTGATACTAAATCCTTTGGTTTTACTGGTTTAAACATTTTCTGCCTCCTTTAATATATAATCTTTTATTGTATAATCTAAGAACCAATTATCTTTTTCAAATACAATTGTTCCATTCATATTGGAATTTGGCATCTTAATATCTATCTTGATTGTCAAGTCTTTCTTTTTGATATTTAAAGTTTTTGATATTAATTTAATTAACTCTTTGTCTGTTAACGCTACTACCATGACAAACCTCCTATTTTTTGTTTTATATTTAAGTTTATTCCAAATATTTTCTTAACATTAATTTTGAATTTAACTGCTCTTAATAGAGTTGTAAAAACAGCTATTGGTTCTGTTTTGTAATAAACAACAAATATTGGTTTCATAAACACTCCTTAATATATAATATATTTTTTTGATAGCCTTCTCATTAATTTTCTAAATGATTTTCTATCTACTTCATCTGGTAAACCTTTTATATCTGTTATTAACTTATTGCCTTTTATTGATATGAAATATATATTTTTACTTTTCTTTGACTTTAGAAGAAATCTCAATTATTTCCTCCTTTCTAATGTTTTAAATATAGTTTTTTCTATCTCTTTCTCTTCTAGCGGATTATCTAATAGTTGATTTGTTTCTAGAACCAATTGTTTAGCTAATTCAACACTATTAAGCAAATCAATTGCAAATAGTCCTAATCTCATTAAATTATTGTTTCTATTTCCCTTATATGTTGTAGAAGCAATAGTCCATTTAATCATTCCATCTATTCTTTTTCCAATCTCATCTTTGTCATTAATAAAACTGATTTTTCTTATTTTTTCTTCTTTTTCTGTATCTGGTAAGAATGGTACTGGATTAAATAGTATTCCTTGTGCATTTTTAAATATTTGTGCTTCTGGATTAGTAAACCATAGCCTACCCATATCCTTTGCACTTTTATCATATATGTTTATATTTAATGCATTTGCTATATTATCCAACAATATTTCATATCTTTCTGGTTCTATTTCTACTACAGTTCTTAATGGTATAAGAATTCTAAATCTATCACTTATAAAACCATTTTTCTCTTTTCTATGATTTCTTGTAGTATATATTAGATAGCATATATTTGGTTCATTTAGAACATTTAATATGTTATCAATAGAACCAACATCGACATCAATACCAATACAATTAACTTTATTGATTATATTTTCTTTTTTCCTTTGTCCATTTAAAAAATGAACTAAACAGAAATTACTAATTGTTTCAGCTTTAACAAGATTTTCTAAACTATATCCTTCTCCAAACATTGGTAGCTCAAATGAGTTGTAATTAACAGTTCTTTCTTTTCTATCATTTTTTGGAGTAGATATTATTATTTTACTTAAATTATTTGTTTCCATTGGTTCTATTGAATAGAATTTAATTTTAGAACCAACAACAACTAATCTCTCATTTTTTCTGTAACAAATTTCTTCTACAAGTCTTATGTCTTCATTAAAAGTTACTCTGTTGAATACATCTTTTTCAAGTATTTCTGACTTTGTTACTTTTTTGTTTGCTTTGATTATTTTGTAAATCCTCTTATGTTGAGGGTCTACATTAAATAGCTCTTTATTTGTCTCTCTTAAACGTTTATAGAACGAATAAGCATAATCTATACTATCATAGTCAATTGCTTTTTTATTGCTACTAATAGCTTTTAAATAGCCTAATTTGAGTATTTTGTCAAAGGATCCAATTTCTGAACTAAATCTTTCATCATCTTTATATTTGTTTGCAAAATCTAGTAACTCGTGATTAATAAGTTCTAAATATTCATATGCTTCCTCTGTTGGTTCTAATATAGTAGGAAAACCTTTTGTTATTGCATCTTTGTTTTCTGATATAAAACTATAGATATGTGATATATCTATTTCTATTGGATCTAATTGAGATGACATTTCAATATCTCTTGGTTCCTCATAATAAATAAAACTTCTTCTATATATTCCAGAGTTTATAGAATTAATGAAGTGTTCATATGTTTTTGGATCTCTTTTTATTCCTACAGAAGAACCAAAGATGAACATATTTGCTCTTATTCCATAAATGTTCTCATTTATATTACCTTTAATAACTTTACCCAAAAATTTACCATCATATAGCTCTTTCATTTGGTTTAGTAATGAGTCTTTAATAACATCCATTATTTCTTCTGAAATGATGTTTAAAGAACCACTAAAGCACTTACTTAATGCTAATGCTCTTAAATATAGCCCTTCTTTTGTTCCTTCAATACTATTTTCAAATTCTGGTAAATACAATTCTAATTTTGACTCTATGCCTTCTATAACAATAGAATTGTCAATATCTTTATTTGCATTTATATATGATGCTTTTAAAGCTTGCTTCCATCTATTTAAATCAAATAAGCTTTTTACAGTATCATATACAAATGATTTACCTGATCCAGATGGTGCAATGCTGATACCAAAATAATTAACATCTAGTTGTTTGTTTTTATATAGTACCATTGGATTAATAATTGAAATGTATGAACTTAAAACATACCAAAATGCATTCTCAATAAGTTCATTAGAAGATCTAAATCTTCCTTTATAATTTGTATATGATATTACATTGTTTATCATATTATTCCTTTTGTTTTACTTTTTCTATAAGTTGATTCCACTCTTCTTTTGTGAAATAATCTCCAATTCTGACTTCAACATCAATATCAGAACCAACGGTATCACAATGCATTGGAATTTCAATTTCATCATCTAGATTATAATCTTCATAGATTGGATCTAACATTTCTATGATCTTTTCTCTTACTTCTTCTGTATCACTATCTTCAAGTTCAGTGATTAATACATCCTTTGAATATAATCTAAACTCTGGAACTCCATAGTATTCTGCTTCATTTACATATTTACAAATCATTTCCAATCCTTAGTATATTTATACAAGAGTCTGTGAGAATGTAGCAAGCATCTACTTTTGAGTAATAAATGAACCTATGTTGTTTAAGCCATTCAAATGTTTTACACATATTTTCTTCTGAATAACTTAAATATCTTTTTAACTCTTCATCATTGTTTCTGATATCTAAAACAAACTTATTTTTTTTCTTTTTAATGAATTTGAACATGTTGGATCCTAAAGTTAAAATATCTGGATTGATATTTGGATCAATTGTATGTATAATATTATACATCTCTCCTTTTTTATTTATCATTGTGTTCCTTAAGAAATTAATTTTTTCGTAAGAGATTTAACTCTTTAGATCTTTAATCCAACTGGTTTGTAAGAAATCTATTGCTTTGTTCATTTTCAATATCTAAGGATTTCTTTTAGTGCATCTATGTAGTTCATCTTTCCTCCTTTACTTTTAGCAAGCATTATTGCAATAATAGAACCAAGTAAATTCATTCACAACTTTCCTTTAAAATGTTTAATTCTTTTGCTTTCTCTATTACCTTATCTTGAAAACAATCACTATAAGTCATTAAATTCCAATAAACTTGAGTTAACCTAGATAAGCTATTAACCCATTTAATTGGAATACAATTTGGAACACAATTGCCATATTTACTAAGATAAGAAATTATTTCTTCATAATATTCAATAGCTAAAGCTTCTAAATCATAAATGTAGGTTAGTTCACTTACACTACCATCGTCTGCATAGGTAGTATCTAACCATTTTCTAGCTTCTTCTTCTGTAAAGTTATATATATTATTTAAACAAATATCTAAAAACACATCTTCTAGTGTTAATACATTTTCTAGTATTTGTGGTTCATATCTATAGTTTGAATTTAATATATTTTTTATTCTCATATAATATCCTTTAATTTTTCTAGTGTTATTTCTCTATTGTTTACTATTGATATGAGTTCTTTGTTTAAAATATCAACAATGATTGGTATTTTAGTTGATATTTTTATTGCTAAATCTGTTGTAATATTATCTACATTTTTAATATAAAAACCATCCTCTTTATTCCATTCCAACATAGTATTTCTATCAATCTTTATTGGTTCAAAGTTTATAGTTATTAATTCACTAGTTCTTTCTAGCTCTTTACTTAGTTTTTTAAGAACCAACATAACACTTTGCCTTATTTCTTCTTCTATTAAAATAAGTTTTCTTCTAGCTTCACTCCAATTGTTTTCCAATTCTTGCTTATTTATTTTTTTGATAACATTAATTTTTGTTATTTCTAAATCTCTAATTTCATCTTCATATTCTTCTAAAAAGTTTTCTAATCCTTCTAACATATCTATATTTGAGTTACTTATAAACTCTTTAATATTTGTTATTTCTTTATAACCGCTTTGCCAATAAAATAGTTTTCCATTTTTTATTTTATATTTGTCATTTGTAAAACTCACTTTTTTATTGAACATGTTTCCTCCTTTTTGTAAATTTTAAGATATTTACTGCCTTTATATGCAAAAACCAACATCATATTTGATATTCTTAAATCTGTGATACTTTTTGATGGAAGTGCAAATAACTTGCTTTGTAAAAAGTTTCTCCATACTCTATAGCTATAGTTTGTTTCCATAGCTAATCTTTTTGCTAGTCTATTGTCATTACCAAATATCTCTACTAGTACGTAATATATTGTGGTTGAATAATGCCATAAATTAATTCTAAAATTTACTCTTTCTAACACTTTTTTCTCATCTATATATATTTTATTATCTATTTTTTTTGTATATTCTTTATTATTGTGTACAAACTGATCAATTTTTCTTCTGTTACATCCATACTTTTCCATAAACTCTGTTGTACTTATCCAGTTCATATTTTTCTCTTTATCTAAGCAGGGATAAATCCCTCATGTTTAAAGATAGTTACTTTTCTTACACTTCCATCTGCTTGCTTAACCTCATTCGTTATCCTCCTTGAAAAGGCAAATACTGGATATCCAATTTTTTCAAGCTCCTCTACTAAAGGTTTCATTAAAAAAGGAGCTCCTCCCACCATAAATGCAATGTTAAAATCTTCTTTAGCATCTGACATTGCATTTACTTCTTTTCTTATAGGAGAGGATTTATCTTGAAGAACATCTAACACTAACTCTTTTATTACTTTTGCTCTTGCTTTTATTTCATCCTTTGTAGGTAATTGATCAAATGTTAAAAGATCTTTTAGCCTTTCTTTATAAGGATGAGGCAAATCTACTACACCTGCTTTTATTTGATCCTGCGTAACTGAATGTTGAGTTAAGTTTAATATTACACTGTAGTTCATTTTAGCTCCTTTCATCGGCTTTTTTATGTTTAATTTTTCTGCTATAAACCTTTTTACTTTTTACAACTTTTGGTTTATAAAAGCCTTTAGCCATTGCTACAATATTAAAATCTCTTCTTTTAATTCTCATTTCAACACTCCTTTTCTTTTTTTTATTAATTCCAGTCCCTCTTTACCTATCACATAAATTTTATTTATTTCTTTAATATGCTTTTTTGCAATTTCAGGATATCTATTTTCGATATCCCATACCGCCTCTATAAAAGGGATAATTTCTCCCTCTAATCCATAAGTTTTTAAGAAAAATTTTTCAAACTCTTTAAAATCTGTAGGGATATTGCTTTGTTCTTTTTTAACCCATAATGTTAAAATATACTCCCCGTTATCATCTATTTCTATTTTTTTAATAAGTTTATTTTCAAAATACTTTTCAATCTCTTTTTTTAACCCTTCTTTATCTTTTAACTCTCTAATATAAACATTTAAATCATCTTTCTTTTCAGGGATACTTTTTTTAACTTCTTCCCACTCTTTATATAAT